ATTATGATATGGCTATGAAACATTTAAAAGAAGTTGATCTCAGTAACATTGTAGAAGTTGAAGATGAAACAGATCTTTCAGGTGAATTAGCTTGTGCAGGAGGAGCATGTGAGATAACATGAAAAAGCTAACAATAATTGCCGGTCTTAGCATGATGACAGCTGGGACCGGTTATATGGTACATCACAAGAGCGCACCAAGATTTAATATGAATCCTAATACAATGGCAATAGCTACTGGAGGATTTTTTGTTGCGTTTGGTTTAAGTTATAGATTTTAAAATGTAAAGTTATGTGCGGACTATGTCTAGGCGGTATTTGCGAATATTGCAACAGTTAAAATAATAAAAGGGGAGGTCATTTACGACTTCCCCTTTTTGGTTACAGGAACTTTTGGGTATGGTGCCCAGTATTTTTATTGTTCCTTATTTAAATACTTTTTTTCTTCTAGTATTTTTACGCTTTTTTAATCCTCCTCTACTTCTATATCCACCTTTTTTACCTTTGCTTTTAGATTTAGGCTTAGGTTTTATTTGCCATTCTGGCCAACCTAACAACATTGCTATACTTTCCCAAGTTTCAGTATCTTCAGCTAATGCAGCGTCAATATTATTCACCTTATTATACACTCTATCAACAGGTAAATTAGTTGTAGCTGATATTACCTTACCAGCTGCTTCATAAGCCGGATTATCTAAAGCAAACCCTTTATCATATATTTCTTCTCTACGTTTTTTACTGTCAAACATCCAAGCTGCTTGTCTTATTTTAGATACTTTACTACTTATTGGTGGAGAAAATTGCAATAGTTTATAAACAGAATCTACATATTCAGGTCTAGTTCTACCTGATCTTTCATATAAATCAAGCAAAAAGTTTTTACCAACCGATACTGCTCCTCCAGCTATACCAAGCCCTCTTAATATAGAATCAGCCATACCATTTGCTACATCAATATATTTTTCTTCTTTTTCTTCATCATCCTTTTCATCGTCACCGAAACCTAACATTGTAACTGCTTGCTGCAACACATTAAATATCATGTTCTGCACTGCTGTATAGTATATTATTTTACTAATATTACTTTTTCTATCGCCTCTACCTGCTATTAAATCCTGATAAGCTCTTTTAGTTAATCTACCATACTGCATTGGTGTATTAGCAAACGCTAGTAATACTCTACCTAAAGAACTAGCTTGTTGCTGCGATACTTTATCAGGTCTACTTGATTGTTGAGACTCTTCAGATGTTTCTCTAAAATCTTGGAAAGCTTTAGCTTCAGCATCGGCTTGAGTCATACCTTGTGATATGTAAGTATTAACTCTATTCCTGTAAAAGGTAGCACCACCAGATGCAATAGCAAAACTATCAGCTATCTGCGTAGGTAAAAATCCTTTCTTTAATATGTAGTTTAAAACTGCTCTAGCTTTATTCTTAGATGTTTTAGCAGCATCAGCTATCTCTGACTCTGATACGTTTATTTTAAGTCCGTTACGTCTATCTACTAAGAAGTCAGAATTCATTAACATTTTAAAATCAGCCCAGTATTGTTTTTGATTAGCAAAAGCTTTGCCGGCTGCATATAAATTGTTGTCATTCCAGTTTATAAAGTTAATAGAAGATATTAACTGTAACACAGCTGATCTAGTATTAAAGAACATTATTGCACCAACAGATCCATTGATCCAGTCTAACACCCTATCACTCATTCTGTTACTACCTTCTATTCTATTTTTACCAGTCTTCATTCTGGTTAACATGTTTTCTAAAGCTTCTCTATAATTACTTCCATGTATAGCTTCTAATTTGTTTAGATTTTCTTTACTAAATATAGCATCAACATTCTGCTGCCATTGCTGTAAGTATCTAGGTCTTTTAACATCATTTAAACCTTCAATAAGATCTGTAGTAATAGTTCCAGCTAACCAGCTTTGAGAAGGTTTAGGGTAGCCATCTTCTTTATTTATCTTTATAAGTTCTTCAGCAAAAGTTTTTAATTTTTCATTACTTTCAATAATTTTCTTAGCATCAGCTACATCTCTTTTAGAAGCTCCTGGAACTTCCAGGCCTTGAGAATCCCATATATACATACGTAGAGCTTGCTCATTAGTAAATCCATCAAATGCTTCTTTTTGTAAATCTTTAGGAACATCTAAGCTTTCTTTTAGTGCTTTAAAATCAGCCATCAACTGTACTCTTGCTGCAGCCAAGCTTTCCATAGCTTTAGAAAAAGGATTAAACAAGTTGTCTTTAAAAAACTTCATTTGAGCATCTCCAGTTTTACCTTTACCTAGTAGTGGATATATAAGACCTAGCATATCTTCTGCAGAAAAAGGTATCCAGAATTTACGTTTACCTTTTTGACTACCTATTTGTTTTGCTCTAGCTTCTGAATATACTTTTTGTCTACCAACACCTTCTGTTTCTTCTATGATTCTATTAAAATCATCACTCATTTGCTTGCTAAATCTACCTCTTGACTCTTGAGTTTTAGATTTAATATCAACCACGTTTAATACTCTTTCAACCGAACTAGATTGTTTTGTTCTAGGTTTAGATATTTCAAAATCAAAACTTCCTGTACCATCCCAATTTGTAGTTTCCCATATATCTGTTTCCCAACCTAGATCTTTACCTAGTTTTTCCATAAGAGAAGTGTAAAGACTAATTCTACTAGGTTCTGCTTTAGTAGCACTGAACTCAACTCTTTTTATATTAGGATTTTGTTTTATAGCATTAACTAAACCATTGTAAACTTTTCTAAAAACTGCAACAGCATCTCCGGTTCCTGTTATATCTTGAGTTACGCCAGTTTTAGTTTTTAATTCAAACTCGTATCTATAATCTCCTTGATCATCTACTGGGTCTAAACTAACAACATAATTTTTATCTTTAATGTTAAAACTAGATTTAATATTTCCAACTTCATCAGTAGTAAAATCTAATTTAGTCTTAGAAAACTTACCTGGGTTTATTTTATTTTGTTTTACTAATTGAGTTTTAGATTTTACATCTAACTTAGACATGCTTTCTTTGACAGCTCTTACGTTAGCAAGTGCATCATCTGCAAAATAAAAATCATTATATCCTTCCGCTGCTTTACCCACTAACCATTGTGCTTTAGCTTCACCAGTTGAATTACCTAATCCTACTATATTTTGTTTTTTAAATTCTATACCTTGTGATTTTAAAAATTCATATATAGCTTGTTGGGCTTCAGGTGCTCTAGCAGTTAGCACAAATAAGTCTTCATTACCTCTAGCCGCTTTTATTTTTTTAGCTATATCTAAAAGTGGACCAGGTCTACCTTTGTTTACTTTGTTAAACTCTGAAAAGTCAAATTTGTATCCTTGATCTAATAATTCCTTACCTTGTTTAGCAAACTCTTCAGCGTTTAGCTTACCTTCAGATCCATCAGGCGCGGTAAACAACACATCGCTCTCTGTATAAGCAAGAGTGTCATCAAAGTCAAATACTCTAATTTTTTTAACTGGCTGATCTAATGAGTTAGCTATAGCTAAAGCTTGATCCATTTTACTAAATTGCTCAAGCATTTCTTCATTAGTCATATTTTTAGGATCTATTACTTTACTAGCGAAACCTTCTTGTTTGTTAGCTTTTATAGCTGCTTGCTCATATTGATAAGCTCGCTTTAACTCTTTACCTTTTATTTCTTTTTTGAAAGATATTATTTCTCCTTCGCTGTCTAACACTGGTGTATATACCGTCATCTCAAAAGGAAATTTACCGTAAGTAGTAGGATTATAATACCTGTCAAATCTACTTGTAGAGTCCATAGGTATAGTATCTTTATATCTAATATTAATAGCTTGATCCATTAAATCAGGTATAACGCTTACGGATGCATCAGCAAACTTTTCTTTTAATTTATCTTTATTTATAGTATCATTTACAAATTGAGCCATATATATTTGCATAACTCTTACAGGTGGATTATGTTCAAACCTATAGTCTTTAGGATTTATGCTGTCACTTAGCGCTATACTATCCATGAAGTATGCTGATCTTAAAATAGCAGTCATGTCTCCGGTAGAGTTAACAAAAAACATGCCTATATCGTTTACATCAACGTCAGACTTAGGATCTTTTTCTTTTGCTTTATACCAATCTAATAATTTTATTATAGCGTTTTGATTACCAATAGCGTCGTTATAACTTCGCTTTAAAGTTGCGTTACTTAATTTACCTGTATCTAAAAATTCGTCTAAATATTTTGTAGTAGCAGCAATTGATTGAGGAGCTTTATTTGTTTCTATTAATTCACCACCGTAAGTAAACCCACCATGTACTGGTTTTAATTTATTTTCTATATCAAAAGGTTTTAAAAGTACATTATAAAATTCTGTTTTATTATTAAATATACCGTTCCTAATGCCTTTTCCTTTAGTAGTTTTCTTTCCCTCTACTAATATACCATTTTTAGTCCACACATGATTTGGAAGTCCACCAATTTTAGCAGAACCAGTAAATGTTGTTTCAAAATGAGTAGTTACATATTTAAAAAACTCTAAGTCACTATCAAAGTCTTGTCTTAAATCTTTAAAATATTCTTTTATAGAACTAACATAAGAAGTTATTTGTTTAGGACTTCTCCAGTCTAAACCATCTTTATTAATACCTAATATATCTCTTACTAATTCTCTACTTGTTTGCTCAGCAAAAGACTTATGTAGATATTCATTTAGTTTTGTTTTATTGTATTTTTTAGATTTGTGTAGAGTTTTAGGAAATTGATCTACTATAGTATTCCAATCTTTTTTAATACTTTTTCTCGTATCATTCTCTACTACTTTATCTTTAACTTTTCGAGTTAAAAAATCTGAAGGAAACGCCGTGTCAAAAGCAGCGTCAACACTATAACCACTAGTGATTAATTCTATAAAATAAGGGATATTAGCTAAATATGTTTCTTTTCGGCTTTCATTTAACTTACTAAATGTTTTACCTAGATTTTCAGCAGAAAACTGTTTTTCTTTACTAAAAAATCCAGAAGGCATACCGTCTTTCAAAGTCATAAGTGCTTGCTCAAGCTCACCATCTTCTAACAACTGCTCTCTAACTTCTTGACTAGATATTACTTGATCAAAGTTTCTAACAAATCCTTTTAGTATGTCACTTACACCACCTTTTTTACTTGGTACTTTTTGATTCCAATTAGCTTGATCTTTACCTATTATTCCAAAAGCTTCTTTAAATTCAGCATCTGATATATTAGGTTTTTTTATTTGAACTTCTAAACCAGGCCCGGTTTTAGCTCTTACACTACGTTTATTATAAAATTTTTCTAATAGTTTATTTACAACACCAGTAGCTTTAAACTCAGAAGTATAACCTTCAAGTAGAGAACCTTTAGACATATCAACATTAGAATTTATAAAGTTCTGTATAGCTAACATTTCTGGTTTATTAAGGTCAGAGTTTTTCTCTAACTTTCTAAACATAGAATCTGCAAGATCTTTATTATCTCTAGCTATCATGTCAACTACTTCACGCAAAGCAAAACCTTTTAATTGTTTTACTTTTTTACCTTTCATGTTTTGTTGTTTAGCCTTAGATCTAATAGCTTTTACTACTCTATCTACATTGTATATGCCTGGTGTTTTTTCTCTAACCTTAACTCCTTTTCTTTCCGCTTGTCTTATTTCTCTATCAGTTCTAGTGTCTTTGGAAGTGTCTTCTTCAGCTGCTATTTGTAAGGTGCTTTGGTCAGCTCTTACTTCGTTACTAGTTTGTTTAAAGGTATCTGTAGCTAATTTATTTGCTCTTAAATTAAATAGATTACTAGTTTGTCTACCAGCACCTTGCATGTTTACATCCATGTCTTCGTCGTACCCCTTGTATATCTCGGTAAACAACGCTTCTAAATCTCTTTTAAAATCTTCTCTTGAAACATCCTCTTTGTTCATTTGAGCAGTTCCGTCATAAAGCCTAGATGTTGTTGACTCTATAATGCCTCCAGCTTCTTTTAATAATCTTTTAGTGTCAAACTCAGAGTCTATATCAAAGTCTGGATTTTTTGAAAACTCATCAATTTTTTTATAAGAGTCAGAAATTTTTTGAGCACTTTTAGCTCCAGTAGTTCTACCTGCAGTACCCTTTGTTACTATGTCTCCTACTTCACCTTCAAATCCTTCTTGTTTTCCTTCTGCTATACGTTTCGATTGCTTAGCATAGTCTTTAACAAAGTTATAAACTTGTCTGCCATCTTTAAAACCTAGTTGAGCATTAGAAAATCCCATAGGTCTTAATACGTTTTCAACTATAAAATTACCTATTTTAGTAAATACATTTTCATCATATTTAATATCTCCTTTGACAACTCCGTCTACTAAAGCGTTAAAATATTCTTCTGCATTAGCATCTTCTACACTAGTAACTCCATAATCATCTTTTAATCTTTTCTCTACTACCTGTAATTCTTTGCTTGTTAAAGAATTTTTAAATCCTTGTACAGTTTCAGGAGATACGTTTCCTAGTTGTTTACCTACCACACCGTGAAGTAACTCGTGCTGACCAACTGAAATGTCTCTAAGGTTTTTAGCAGCCTCTCTATTTATATATATATTACCACCATTGTCTATGTAACCAGAAGTGCCTTTAAAACCCGCATCATCTTGTTCTCCTAGCTCTTTCATCTTAGCTTCAAACTCTTTAGATGAATTAAACTCTGTAAAAGTTTTACCAGAAGCTTCAGTTGTTTCTCTAGCTTGTTCTAAACCAGCCTCAAATGCTGATTCAAAATTGTACTGCAAACTAATAGCTTCTAACTGTTCATTTATTTGAGTTATATCTTCTCTTTGTTTTTTTACAATAGCTTTATCAGTCGCTTTATCTACTTGCTGTTGTAGTTTTTGTTTTCTTTGTAGTAAAGTGAAAGCTTTTTTCTCTCCTTCAATAGTCAGACTCATGCCATCTATATCTCTCATCATGGCCCCGTCTTGTTTCAAATCTCTAAGTATTGTACTAGCTTGCTCTTGAGTCATAGGATCATTAGGGTCCATTACTTTCAATTGCAAATGCTGAGAATAACCTTCTTGAAAACCTTTATTAAGTGTAAAGCCTTTAGCCATTCTATATTGGCTATCAGATATTTTATCCATTGCTTTAGCTTTACTAGCTCTATGACCTGCAGATATAGTTCCAATAGGTCCACCTGCTAAAAATCCCATAGCTCCTGCTCTAACCACGTTTGACATAGTTATTTCAGTAGCCATTTTATCAAAAACTTCTTTTTCTTTCCAAGAATTAACACCAGACTTAATAGACATAGTAGCTATTTCTTGCGCTGCTTCAGTTACAGCTTCAGCGCTACCAGCTTTTAAACCAGCTTTAGTTAAAGCGTATACACCTGTTTCTAATCCTTCTTCTATTATTTCATTAGTAGCTTTTTTAATGGCGGCTTTAGAAACTTGTTTGCCAGCTAGCTTGCTCATTACTTTACCTAACACACCTTTTCTAACAACTGAACTAACTCCTTTAGCTCCCATACCACCTATCATACCTCCAAAATAACCACCAGCACCTTCTATAGCACCATTAACAACACCTATTGTCGTAGCTAAACCAAACCTTTCTTTCATTGATAACCCTTCAAAGTCTTCACCCATCATCTCTTCCATCTCACCGCCAGCTATAGATAATCCCATTAAAGCTCCATAACCAACAGCTCCAGTGCCTGTTAAACCAGCGGCTAACATCATGCTACCCATTTCAACCATAGAAGTATACACACCGCCAGCAACAGTAGAATTAAACTCTTGTTCATATTCATTAGTTACATCAGCTCCATACTTTTCAGTCATTTTGGATACAGCCATTTGAGCTTCTCTTGCTAAAGCTTTTTTGCCTTGTTCAGGATCTTCACTCCAATACTTTTCAATATCATCCTCTTTTAAAGCTAACATGCCTCCATTGAAATAAGATGTTATTTTATCTCCAACACCTAGTATAGTGTTTGCTGTTATACCAGCTATATTACCTTTTTCAGCTTCTACTACATATTTTTTAGCATTGACTATTTGAAGTTGCGCTTGTAAGGGTTGTATTTGACTACTGTACATGCTACTTAACCTTTTATCAGTAGCTAGTATGTCTTGTTCTGTTTTAACTAATAAAGCTTTTCTTTCTGCAATTTCCTCGTTAGATAAATTACCTTGTTTTATTTCGTTTTGTAATTTTTGTAAATCTAATTTGTAAGTATTAAACGCAGCTTGATTTTGTGAATATTGTTTATTAACGTCTATTAATTGATTGTTTAATTTTTGTGTTTCTTCTTTAACAATATCAGCATCATAAATTGAATCAAAGTTTTTTACTACATCTTCAGAGACTTTTTCTTCTTTAAAAATATTAGTAACCCAATCCCAGTCATCTTCACCTTTTTCATCTTTAGCAATTTTCTCCATTGCTGCTACATCTAAATCTCCATTAGCTATAGTAGCCATCTTCTTAATACTAGTAGGATTATAGTTACCTTTATTTAAATTTAAAAAACTTTTTAATTTTGCTGCTTGTTCTTTATCACCTACGTTAGTCCAATTATCTAAAGATATTTCAGTTGCCTGGCCATTAGGTGCATACACTTTTATATTGTCTCCAATACCTGTTTCTTCAAAAGTAAAACCATAATCACCATATAAGTTGTTTAGAGTGCCATAAACTTGCTCTTCTTCGTGGCCTACAATTTTAGCTCCAAGATCTCCATCTAGCACACTGGTAGGTATTTGACCTTGTTTAACACTAGATAAAGCATTGGATAAATCTTTATTATACTGCCCTAATTTATTATCATATGTAGAGCTTTCGTCAAAATTTCTATAACTAGCTATTCCACCAGCAGCTGTGTTAAAACCAACTTCTTTCTGAGCTTCTAAAAACTCATTAAAAGATTTGTCTCCTGCTAAAATTCTCTTACCTTCAACACTTATGTTATCCCACTCTCCAGACTTACCTAATTCAAAATCTGAATCTTTAAGTTTCATCCTAACTTCAGTAGGTAGATGATCAAAAGATTCTATTAATAAAGCTTTATTAGGATCATACCCAGAAAGTTTATTTTTAATTCTATTTCTATACTTGTCATCTGGACTAATTTCAACAACTTCTTCTACAACTGGGTCTTCAGGTATAGGCATATCTGTAGTACTTACCTCTTGCCCACTACCCGTTTCATCTTCTATTTTTTCTACTATAACAGCGTCTGGATATGTAGACATAAAATCAGAAAAATTACTATCATCTATATCGTGCCACAGTTGGCCTGTGGAATCTCGCATTGTGTATTTTGGCATAAAATTTTATTATGGATTAGTTATAGTACCTCCACCTTGTTGAGCAGGTTGTCCAGCTTGACCAGGTTTTCCTTGATTTTTGAAAGATTTAGACGGTGAACTTGCATTTACACCTTGATAATCAGGGTTTAAATATCTTCTTCCTTTATAATTAAAAAATTGTTGATCAGAGCTTGGCTTTGGCTCTACTGATTTATAAGCTTGTTCTGCAGCTTGAGATCTTCTTTGAGAATATATGGTTTGTTGATCTAGGTTAATACCACCTTCGTCAGCTAAAGCAGCTCTTATACCTTCAGCAGTATTAGTTCCTGGTATAATATCTCCTTGTTCATCAACTACAGATCCTATTGGCATTTTGTTTTTATCTGCTAAATCTTTTAAAAACTTGCTTTTTTCTTCCTTGGTTTTGAGTTCATCATATTCTTCGTTTTTCTCGTCAGTCATCATATCAAGTATGTATGCTTCGTCAATAACGCTATAAGTCTTGCCAACCGGATTAACCTCTGTTAAAGCAGATGCTATTTTATCAGGATTACCAACTAACTCATTTGATTTTTCAGCATATACATTGTATCTTTGTTCTCTAGCTTGATCTGTTAAGCTTGACTCAGCTACTTTGCCTGATCCAGGTGCTTTATATTTTTTAGTAGATTGTATCATCTTTATACCATCAGCCGCAGCATTATCCTCTATAGACTTGTTAGCCATCCACCTCGCAGCCTCGTCTCTTTGTTTTTTAATATTAGCTTCTGTCTCTTCAGCTGTAGCGCCTTCGACATCCATCCAGTCTGTGTCTCTACCCATCATATCAGCCCAAACGCTTTGCATACGCTCTTCATCATCTAAGATGCCTTTAAATTGGTTAGAAGTAACCATAGATTCAGCAGCTTTAGTTCTTTGTTCAGGTGTCATGTATTTAAGCGTAGCTTCTTGATCACCTATTCTCTTTGTTTCAAACATTACTAAATCAGCATTATCTTTACCACCAGGTTTAACAGTGTTATTATAAACACCTTTTAAAGACTCAGATATATCAGGCACTGTTTTAAAGTATTCTTTGCCACTATTTTCTAATTGAAGCAGCTCATTAACGTTTATCATGGCAGGTTCTTTACCATCTTCACCTGGTTTAAATAAACATAATTGACCATTATCATCTACTAACTTTACATTGCCACCTTGAGATAAAGCTAATAAAACTTCTTGTTGAGCAGTAGGTACTCTAGAGCTTATGGAGCCAGGTTGTCCAGGTGGTATTTTTAAAGCTTCTTGCAGCGCTTTTGTTTGAGCCATTATAGGAACAATTGACTCTTTAAAAGTGGTAACTTGATTGTTTAAATATGACAAATGTCTATTACCCTCTACTTGAGATATACTACCATTTTGTATACCTTTTTTTATTTTAAAGTAGTTTTCTGTTTGATCACCAAAAAAATCATTCATATTTTGATCAAATTTACCATAGCCTGTTTCTTTTATACCTGAAACTTTATCAAACATACTTCTTTGCTCTGTGTTTTGCTCTGCAAACAATTGCTCTTGAGAAGCTCTTTCTAATTTGTTTTTAGCTATTACACTGGAAACCATTTTATCCATTTCTTGAGATAAACTTGGTCTACTTGCTAAAAATTGAGAAAACTGCTCGTTCGTTTGTTGTTGAGGATTAGAGTATGCACCAGTGCTTCTTGATGCTGCTCCACCCTTACCTAATCCACCGCCGTAATTTTGTACTTTTGCCATAATTTATATTTTTAAGGTGTTGTTTTTGGAGGTATAACCGCTCCTAAATATTCATTAGCACCACCAGCTCCAAAAGACTGAACACCACCAGCTAAACCGCTAGCCATACCACCTACAGCACCTAGCATCTGTTGATTAGCCGCCATTTTAACATTGTTAGCTTGCATAGCCATAGCCTCAGCATTGTCTTGTTCTGTTTGTAATCTATCCATTTTGGATACGTCTCTTGCTTCTTGAGTTTCAAACTTGTAAGCTTCTCCTTGAGCTTTCAGTTGTTGTACCTGGTTAGCACCTTCAGCTCTAGCCGTGTTATTAGCTTGTTCTTGTTTTTCTATGTCAGCAGATATACCACGTTTAGATTCTAAAGCTGCTCTAGCTAAAGCAGTTGCACCGCCAGCTCCACCGCCAGTTTGCATTATAGTATCTAAAGTATTAGCCAGCGCAATATCAGCTTCTTCAGCAGCAAACTTAGAAGCTTGAGTAGCAACACCAATGTTTTCAAATTCATTAGCCATATTTTCATAAGGATTAATAACTTCTTGCCTGTTTTTTTCAAGTTCTGCTAATGCGGTTTTTGCATCATTAGCCTTTTGCTCTTGTTTTATTAATTCTGCTTTAGCGTTGTTCTTAGTCATTTGAGCATCTACCATTTTGGTGACACCTCCTATTCCCGCTGCTATTGCTATACTTGTTGCTACTGCCATATTACAATACTTTTGTTAATTCATAAGAGTGTTTAGTATCTGCTACCCACCCTAGTTTTTCATGTGTTTCTATTAGTCCTTTATGTTGCATTACTGCAAATAAATATTTATAATCAAGAGATTTAACTAAGTTTTCAGCACCAGTTATAAGAAGCTCTATAGCTGCTTTTCTGTCATCTTCTCTATATTTTGGATTAGACACTATCCATTCTAATAAAGCTGTCTTAGAATTAGTTAAATAAACAAAACCAGCTACTACTGGTGTATCATTTATTTCTACTATTAAACCTCCTTTACCATTTTCTGGTAAAAAGTCTTTTGTTGGAGCTTTCCACTTAGGCCAATTACTCCACCAAGACACTAATGTATCCCAGTCTTTGTCTGTAAGTTTACGTATATTCAATTTAATTTAATTAGATGATTGCACTTGGTTAGAAGATACTGCAAATATTTGTTTAACACCTCCAGGATTAGTCGATATATCAGTTGATAATTTAACAGTTGCTGTAAAACCTTTTATACCGCTAGTTGGATAACCTCCGTAAGAATCAGGTCCAAAAACAACTTCACCAGCTCTTGTACTACTATTACTCTTTAAATTAGCCACATATTTACCTTCTTTTAGGTTAAATCCAGCCCTATATATAGGGTGTGTTAAAGCTGCTGGGTATTCATTACCGCTGGTATCATAAGCACCTTCGTAGTAACTATTTACTATTACACTTGTATCGGTATAATTTACATAACTAGGGTTAGTTGTGCTTGGATTTACATAGTTGTCTGGAACCTCTTGTAATCCTTGAATATCAGACACGAAGCTTTCACCTTGCCAACCGTTACTTCCTTCATAACCTAGTGTTAAAAAATTCTTGTTAACATTAGGCTGTGGGTTAAAAACGAAAGTTACAGAAGATTTAGCAGGTGCCTCTCCATAAAAAACATTTCTATTGTTAGGTGTGTTGTTAAAGTAATGTTGATATATTTCACCACTATTAGTAGTAAAGTAAGTGTTTTTTAAACTAAACATATTGTTAGGTTTAAAGCTAAAAAAGCTTGGCCAACCTAATACATCTTCGTCAAAAGATAACGTTTCATAAGTGCTTACGTTATCAGTTAATGTGCCTTTTGCTTTCTGTATAGATAAAGTATATTTACCATCGTGTATATCCCATCCGCCAACTATTCTATCTTTTTTAAAACTTCTAAATAGAATAGGTGAGTCGTTAGGTATGATGTAAGATATTTCTTCTGACAATGCAACATAACTTAATGCTGGAGCAGTATTACTATCATAACCTATAACGTAGCTATTAAATTCTATACCATTTATAATTAATTGAGATCCTATTTCTATATCAACAGGAGTTGTTATGGTAATATAAGGAGACGCAAAAACAGTGCCACCAGATTGATCATTACCATATACAGCTGAAACATCTATAGCTTCTGGATTTTCATTTATATTCTTTAGCTCATCTCTAAAAAAGTTAGACATGCCATATTCTGATATTTCAGTCATACCGTCGTGAGATAATCTAAGTATAGAACCTCTATCTTTGTCTGCAAAATATTTCCTAAAGCCATAAACAGCAAATGACTCTGGATTTTTACTTATTCCAAACTCGCCTCTATATGGTGTTATTTGACCAATAACAGTTCCTGGAGGTAAAGTTTGAGTACCACCTTCAGATGTGTATATTTGATCTTTATCTATTAAAGCTCTATTTACTTTATCTTCTTGAAAAACTATCAAGTTAGTATCTTCAGCATATAATTTCTGTATACTACCTCGTTGTGGATCAACAGCTTTGGTTATAGACTCACCAACGGAAAAAACATTTGTCTGGTTTAATCCTGTTCTAGAGTTGTACACACCTGAGTATATTAAAGCATTAGGCCTGACTTCTTGATTGTTATCATCTTCTTTTAAGTAAGCTTTAGCTCCAAAATCCATAGAAACATTATTATATCCTCCTTGATACCTAGACTCTTCTATAAACCAATTTTCAGTTTCATCAAACGGATATGTAGATATGCTAGGAGTTGGTGGAGCAGTTTGATATCTCTGTGTCTCGCTTCCACATCCTGACGGGTAAGTTGGAAAACCGGTTGGATTCCAAGCAAGTCCAGGGAAATTAGAACCTTGACCACCTCTATATTCTTGAGGAAGTGTAACTCCTGCATCTGGATCAGTGCCACCAGCGTCGTAGTTATATGGTATACTACCTGTAGTTGGTGTTCCTAGATATATAGCTTTTTTTAACCAAAAAGTGTTATAATAAGATACTTCTATTGTATACGCCATATTTAATCAGTTATTTCAATTTTTAGAGAATAATAAGTTTCACCACAGCCAGATATTCCTTGAGCATCTTTTGCTACTATTTTTAGCACAATAGGAGTATCTTTATTTACATAAGTATAAACAATAGGATCATCATCGGTGGTTAAGGTTAAAACATTTCCATTTTGAGTCATTCTAAAAAATACATCTGTTGTAGAGTCTGCTGGTTTTTCTACTACCATTTCTAAATTATCTAAATCAGTGCCAGCTGATCCATTAAAAGCTTGAGTTGTTAAATCTATAGTACCTAAAACATCGCCTATATGTCTAGGCCCTGGTGTAGAAACATGTATAGGATAAGTAATATTTCCTCCACTATCTCCATCAGCCCATGTAAGAGAGGTTGCTGAAGGTATGGGATTTAAGCTAGGATCAACATTACTTAGTAGCAACTGCTTAGTAACTAAGTTGTCACCATTAGCTAATATTCTCAATGTAATATTAAAAGTCCTATCATTACTATCTTGTCCCCAGTAAAAATATTGAATAGCTCTAAGTCTGTATTTAAAGCCTGTTGTATTTACTAATTCAAAAGGAGTAGGTGATATAGTCGCACCATTACCATTTGTTACACTAACCAACTCTATACTTCCAACGCCTATTAAAGTATTATTACTATCAACAGCTTGAAACTCAGGGCACACCCAAGCACTATTCCCTGGCACTATATCTTCAGAAGCTGTTAAACTTATAGGTTCTGGATTTGCAACTGGTGTAGCAATGTCAACACCAATTCCACCACTACTAGATGATATGAGAGTGTTTAAAGGTTTTATTAGTCCAGAAGTTGTGGTTTCGTTGTATATTTCTATTTTAGATTCAACAGCATTTGTTTCAAACACATTTAAATTCTTAGAAAAACTAGGAGGATTAGATGAGTCTATTCCGTTTTGTAAAAAAGGTGAAAAACCTACTAAAAAACTTGTTTCAATTTGCGCTACAAACGGGTTGCTACTCGCTTCTAAATATAAAGGGTCTATATATGAAGTACTAGAGGTTGAGAAATTGTTAGGATAAGAAGATTTATCAGCATATTTACCTCTTCCTGACGTCCAAGGACCTAAATCATTAAATGAAATTATAGAGTTCACTGTAAATTCGTTTTTCTGATACACTTGAGAAGACTCAGTTTTAGCTAAAGACGGTTCCCAAGATGTAGTCCAATTAGTTGGAGATACTATGTATTTAGTAACAACTCTAGGGTACAACAACGTTTCACTGCCATATATTTCCTCTGTAGGTCCAACATCTGCTAACTCTTTTGGTACTTTGTTTATGTTATCACCATATAAAGCTATATTACTTACATTATTTGCTCTTTTGTAAGATGGCTTATCACCTGTTACGTTACTGTCACCAACTTCGCCTATAAAAGTTATTTTACCAGAAGTAGCACCCGGCACATATACATTGTAATACTCTTGCTCTAATTGTTGTACTACAGCTTTATAAGTTAAATAACCTAGTGGATTGACAGGGTTATTTCCAGATTGTATTCCATTAAATATACCTGGATAACCATCTGTCTTGTTATTTGGTATTATATCACTAAAAGTTATTTTTAAATTATTGCCTGGCCAGTTTAAAGTACTGGCAACGTTTTCGTAAGGGGCATAAACACTAGATTTTTCACCTGCTAATCCTAGACTTATTGAATCATCTCTTAATATAACATTAGAAGATCTACCATATCTATCAACTAAAACAATACCAACCTTATATGATCTGTTTTGTTTTAATGTGTGATTTATATATTCTTTTCTACTGTAGCTATAACCACCTGCTGGGTTTCCAATTGCTTTCTTTTCACTAACACCTAGGTAGTAATTTAAATTTTCAGGAGATGCATGCTTTTCTACAAAGTTACCATATATAATTCTATTACTTGCGGTTGCTTGAGCAGCAGCTCTAATAGGCACTTTATCGTGTATTCTAGTTGCAACAGCATCTGGTAAAGTTTTAAAAGGTTTGAAAGAATCATAATTATAAGAGTAGTACCTATCAGTTGTTGAAGTTAGCTGATCTTCAACTATTATATCGTCTACGACTTTTATAGCTAACCCATCAGATTCTTTAGCTAGTATCTGTATTTCTTTTACTTTAAAATTGTTAAAAAACTCAGATTGCAAAGGACTAGAAGTTGGACTTGCTACATCTATATTATACCTTGGTGGTAAGTCTATCTTTAAAGAAGCGCTAGTAACCTGATTTTCCATAAATTTTACTATACCACTATCTGCTGTATCTTTTTCGTTTCTATGTGTTTCTCCGTCGTACCCACTATCTAGAAAGTAGCCAAAGTTTTTTGGTATAAATAAAGCTTGGGTAAAAGGAGCCATTAAAGAATACTCTCCATCATCATATTTAAATCTATAGCTAAATCTTACAAATTTATCTTTTAAATATTCTTCATCACCGGCATATAGTGAATCATAATCAGGATTAACTTGTTCAAATTGCAATATATCATTTTGTTCAAAGGCTAATGATCCAGATTCTATATAAGCTGCAGCAGCAGCGTTAGCCTCATTAACAGCGTCAACATTAGTTTTGCCAGATCCTATAGGATATTCAAAGTTCAAAAGCTTTTTATTTGCTTGAATGTTTGTTAACTTAAAGTAACCTAATTCTGGTTTACTTATATTCATAAACCTAGTAGAAGGAGTCACAGCTATATCATCATTTGCAAACTCTAAGTCTATTTGAGACGTAGTTAAACTACTAACAACTGAAGTAGAGTGAGATGGCAAGTACTCTGACACGTTATCTTTCATAGTATTGTTATTACTATTGTCTAAAAAAGATATAGGGGAAAAAGGCGCAAATTTAGCTACTGAAATATGATCCTCATTAAAATAGTAACTAGAATCTGCTATAGCTGTTTCAACATTTATTTTTCTAGGCTGGTTTCTATTATCTGTAAAAAACAATAGATCTTCTAAAAGATCTACACCTAACATAGGATGAGTTTTTGAAAAGTTTAGAAAACTTCCTTCAATTAAAATACTAAAAGCAGGTGATGTAGAATTATTAAAAGGACCTTGAATATATGCTATATAACATTTTGATCCTGGTATAGTACCACCTGCTGGGTGAGGTACATTATCTACTGGAAAATTACTTAATTGATCTTGAGATGAATCTGTGAAGTTAGTAGCAAATACATAAATTCTATCCTTATCGGTGTCAACATAGCTACCTATTATCTCTGTATTAATTGCAAAATTAAAATTAGAATATTTTATATTTCCTAAAATGTTCTCTATAACACCTTCATCAGGACCCTCGCTCTTGCTTACAGATATATTTCTACCATCCCTGTATTCACCATTAGGTAAAAGTCTTTCGTCTAAGTCTTTGTTCATTTTAGACTTGACAAATACGTTTCTTACTTCTGCCATTTTAATGCTTTATCCATTTAGATTTACCTCTCATGTTTTGTATCATTTCACCTAGCTTCATATTGCTTAATCTTATTTTAGTATTTCTAAGTTTAGCTGATCTATCTCTTTTAAATCTTTGAACTACATATTCTTGAACTCCAGATCTTGAAGCTAAGATAGAATAAGCTATATGCATGTACATCGCTTCTTCCGCCATTTTAGGTAGCTTAGTGTCTAAATCAGATGCTAAGCCATCAGATATGTATTCTAATATTATAAGTCTATCTCTTAGATCACTTGAAAATGATATTTTATTTTGTCTATTATCTATATTAAACCAGCCATTACCCTGTGAAGTAACAGGATCTAAACCATATCTTTGACCATAAGATTTACCCCACCAATTTTGACCATAAACATTAGCATTATACATGTATTGATCAAACTCACCTGTTATTAGTTTGTCATTAGTACTTTCCCATCTAGACCTTGTTTCAGACTGTAAAGCTTCAGTGTTTTGGCCATCCTCATCTTGAAGAAAACTTCCATCCTTAGATTGTAATGGAACTGATGTTGGATCTGTAGTTAAATTATTAGCTGGGTATATAGGATGTAAAACACCTAAGCTATCAACCCATGACATTCTGACGTAGTTAACGTAGTCTTGAGGTATTATAACAGACATACTTAAAGGTAAATCTAGTTCTAAAGATTTTATACTATTTAAAGTGTCATAACTAAATTCTTGCAAACCTCTTTTAGCGTGAAATATAACATCAGTTCTTTTAACACTCGGTATAAGTTTACCATCTCCAACATAAGCAATTAGAAAATTATTTACAATATCATTTAGCTTTATATATTGATAACTTCCATAGTTGTTCCAAAGAGTAGTAGCTTTTAATACGACTCTAACTAATGTGCTTGGCGTATTAGGAACTGCTGGGTTTAAGGTTATAGTCTGTTTGTTGAAAGGTGGTTTATCAATATTATTATTTGACACAGAAACAATCGCACCACTATAATCAGAGAAAGTAGTTCCACTATCTGTGCTAACTTGTACTTTGAAGTTAGTTGGCTCTGTGGAAGATGACAAATGTAGATCTGGTTCAAATGTGCACTCAAAAACAGTTTGAGGCGCGGCCGTTACAGCAAACATTTTTTCACCTGCGTAATATTCTTCGTTAGTTTGATTAATTAAACTCATTGATTATTGTTTTTGATTTACTCTTTCTGCTTGCAGTTGCCCTGCGGCGGCTTGAACTATTTGAGGATCTCTTATTATTATACCAGCATACATAAGTATAGATAATACAACTTCTGTAAACTCAGAATTATGTAATTCAAAATCTACAGTTGGAGGCGTGCTTGCATTAAAAATAAATTGACCTAAATTACCCACTGTATAAGCCCAGTTAATATCATCTGGAACTTTTATATATTGAACAGCTACATTAGCAGTAGCAGCATTGGCTTTGGTGTTTATAATATTTGGATATGCTTGTAGCTTATTGTTTTCAAACAAGTATATAGGAAATTGCTCGCTTGGAGTTACTAATGGAGATAGTCTTAGGTTATAAAACTCACCTCTATCAACTCTCTGCATTTCAACTGGCAGTCTATTAGCATCTTCATAAGTGACAGATCCTACTATATGCGTGCTTGTTGGTAAAGTAAAATTATTGTCGGCAGGAACATAAGTAGCATTACCATCTCTTTTAAATATGTTCATTTTTTCATTTAGGTTCATTAACCTATTAGCGTAATCCACATCAGTCTGCGGCATTCTAGTATATTGATTTAAATCTTCAAAATACTTTTCAAAGATTTCTCTTTGGACTTGCGTACCTATTCTATTAAACTCTTCAGGTGTCATATAACCTCTTTGTTCTTTATTTAGTATAAGTAACACAGTTTTATATACTTTATTTACGCTTATTGCCATTTTAATCTTTTTAAAAAAAAAGGGTGGCGTAAACCACCCTAAGTTATAATCACTTGTTTATTTTAGTTTTTTCATTATTGAGTTGTAAACCTCTACACCTTCGTCAGTTTTAAACCAAGCAGCCATTGCTGAGTATGGGTTTTCGTCGAAAGGAATTTTCATTAATTTCTTATTGTTACTAGCCCATGAAAAACTTCTTTGATCATTAGATAATTGAACTATACCTGATTCTACCGATATAATAGCAATATTTCTAAGTTCAACGTTTTCATCTTCTGCTAAATCTATAAATAAACCTGGGTTTCTTTTAGCAAACAATAATAAATCTCTTTTTAATTCTTTAGAAGCTAATTTATTAACTTCAGAGCCTATCTCTGTTCTTAATATAGCTTCAGCTTTACTAATGTCCATTTCGTAAGCCATGTTCATCGCAGCTATTTCTAATTCTAAATAATCATATTGATCTTCAGCTTGCTCTACAGCATCAAATTCTTCAAATAGTAAACCTTTATGTGGGTGACAAGCTAGAAACTCTTGTAAATTTCTTTTTTGTTTAGAAACCATTAGGTGACCATTCTCAAAAACAATATGTTTTAAAGTTACTTGACCTTTTTGTTCGTCAACAAATATTGATTTTTGATTAGTAGCATACCTCAACTCTCTTTCATATCCTTTTTCTGAGTCAAACCAGACTAAAGGATATCTAGCAGAGTGCTTACTAGGTATAGTATGAGTTAAAGGGCTTTTATTTCCCATTAGATAGTAGTTTCTATCTTTATATTCCCAAGTATCTTTTTTCACTTTAGGAGTTTCAACAGTTTTTTCAACTGTTTTTACAGCTTTGGCTGTAGTTTTCTTTTCTTTTGTTTCCATAATATAATATAATATAATAATAAAAAAGACCCCGCCTAAGCGGGATCCTTTATTTTAAATAGCTATTAAGCTCCTTTGAATAATACAAAGTTGTTAGCAGCTTGAGTTACTAAACATCTTTCAGATAAGAAGTTAACTCTCATAGCATCAAGATCAGAAGTATAAGCACCACCGACAGAACCAGTGATCCAAGACTTATAACGTCTGTCTTCAGTTTCAGAAGCTCTATATCTTACATGTAAGAAAGGACGTCTGATATTTACACCCATCATTTGGTCATAAACAGTTGTAGTACCAGCAGGAACCATAACACCATCAATAGCATTATCTAATCCTCTAGTAGTAGCATCGTTTAAGTATTTCCAGTCAGTTTTGTAGAAGTCATAAGAACCTCTTCTAAATCCTGAAAATCCAAAATTAAGAGCCATATCTTCTTCATTGTCAAATAGACCGTAAGAAGCGCCAGTTTGATATCCAGCATTTACAGCGGCTATCATATTGTCAAAATCTAAAGCAGTAGATCTAGATAAGAAAAGCATGTTTTCTTCAATAGCTCCTTGCTTGTCTAATTGCTTAAGAATGTTATCAAAATCCTGTAATGCGCCAGATCCACCTGCAGCGGGTGCAGCAAATCCAGAATATACATTACCTCTTGCTTCGATAGCAGCGAATAAACCTTCAGATCCTTTAACTACAGTAGCTCCAGAGTTTCCATAAGCAAAAGCTTCTTCAGCTCTACCACCAGTAGTATCATATTTAACTGACTCAACCATAGACATTTCTAGGTAATCGTCAAATCTTAATCTTGTTTCAGATTCAGACTTTAAATACCATAAGTATCCAGAAGTTCCTTCTTCAGTAGCAACCTCAACCCATCCAATTTGAGCAGTGTCAGATCCATTAATCTCAAAGTTATCTTTAAGAATAATTGGTGAATTTGAAAACTGAGAAAATTGTGGTTGAATAGTTCCATTCATTCCAGTAGAACCTTTAGCAAACTCAGAACCGTACACAAACAATGTAGCTATGTTGTCTCCCTTTAGACCAGTAGCTAAAGCAGCGTAAGTAGTCTCATATAAAGAGCAAGTCAAGATATCTTGTTTTGTACCAGATGTATTACCGATAGACTGTACTAAAGCTTTAGCAGTTACTAAACCTGTAGCTCTATCAGAAAGCAATATAGATTGCCCAACTCTAACAGCTCCACTTGGTGAATCAGCACCAGGAGCAGCAGCAGCTAAATCTAATGTTACTTTTATCTGGTTAGCTTGTCCAGATACAGCAGCTGTATCAGCATTTTTGTAAGCTACGTGTAGTCTATTTTGTTCAGACCAAATTACTTGATCAGACGTCATAGGCATTTCAGCTCCTACCATTCTCAAGAAACCACCTAAAGTTCGGTTTCCGTATCTTTCTACTTCCGCTTCGTAAAGCTCAGGTAGATATTGTTGCGCAAAATCATTAGCACCACCTGTAAAATCTAGGTAGTTATCGTTAAGTGCTAATCTTTTCTGTGCAGGCTTAATTTGAGCAGGAAAACTCCCGCTTGTTTCAAATCCAATTGGCATAATTTATTAATTTTTAAGTTTTATTTTTTTTGTTGTTTTTATTTTTAACCTAGAGCTATCAACACCAGAAATAGCTTTTACTTTAAATCCTCCTACAAAAACATCTCCTTCAGACGCTGGCGTCCTAGATTCAATGTTTATATTTTTAGATTTAGCTACTACATCTTTAACAGCATCGGCTTTACCTTGCTCATAAAAATGTTTTGCTATAGTATCTGCGTTTTCTGCCGCATAAATAGCTTTATGATAACCAACATGATCCTTTACACTTCCATCTTCGTTTAAGAACTTCTTAACAAAATGAGATAAGTTTGATTGGCTCTTAGCAACTTCCTGAGGGTTTGAAACTCCATATCTAAATCTTTTTTCTCCAACATTAAATTCAAAACCTTTGAATTCATCAGAGAACATTTGATTAGTTTGCTTTTCAAAATCAGCATGTTGCTTTGTTGCTACATCTTGCTCTTTGTTATATCTATTGAAAAAGTCCATTGCTCTCTGTTGCTCTTGAGTAACGCCCGGTCTCAACTTGATCTCGTCGTAATATTTACTCTTTGTTTGCTCCAGAAAGTCACGTGCTTTGGCAATTTCTTCTTTATAAGCTAGCTTTTTCTTTTTAATTGCTCGCTCTTCATCCACGTCTTCGTCCCAAGAATAATTGTCTTCTAATATAAAGTCAACTTCTTCTCTGTCCAAATGTGGTTTAGTCTGTTTGTAATATTCTCTAAGTAAAACGTCTTCATTGATATTAGTGTAATCTGCATTTAATCTAACATAATCATTAATATCACCACCTGTTTCCTCCATGAATGAAACTAATTTTTCGATGTTTTCTGGTAAAGGTTTCCCTGTTACTTTTTCATCTCTTATAGCTTCTTTTAGTTCTTGTTCTACAACTTTAGTTTCTTGCTTAACTTCTTCTTCAGTTATTTCAGATACTGGGCTTACGATTTCTTTGGTAGATTCTTGCTCTTCGTGTGTTTTTCCCACTTCTTGCAGTTCCAGCTTTTGTTCTTCTTTCGTCTCATCAGACTGTAGCACAACTTTCTTTGTTTCTGGCTCTTGAACGGCATCTTCTTGTTTTTTACTTAAGTCTAATTTTACTGGTTTAGTGACCTTGTTTAGTTTTTTTGGTCTACCTATTTTTTTCTTTAATTTCAAGCCTTCCTTACCTTCGTTAGTAGGAGGACCCTTTTCTACTTGTTTTGACATAATATAATATAATAGTTAATAAAAAAATTATTGTGGAGCAAATTGCTCTAATCCAAACCCACCAAGGTTGTCATTACCTGCGGATTCAAAGTTTGTTGGTAATAAATCATTTTTCTTTTGATCTATCATTTGACTCTGTTGAGTGCCTATAAGTTTAGCTCGTTTATCTTTACGATCTTCTATAAAATTTTCTTTGTTTCTTTCAGCTTCACCTTTAGCTTGAGTTAACTGTATATTAAAGTCAAATTCAATTTGCATTAATTGTCTTTTAATTTCAGCCTCTCTTTCCATTCTTTGTATTTCGAACTGTGATTTACCTTGTTCGATCGATAAAGTAGTCTGTGCTAAAGCCTCTTGCTTTTGCACCTCTGCCATTGCCGTTCTTTCAGCTGTCTCAGCTTGAGCAGCAGCTTGGGCTTTTATGTTAGATTGTTGAGCTTCTTGATCTTGTTGTTGTTTTTGTTTTCTTCTTTGTTTCAACAATTGATTAGCAAGTTTTAAGTTGTTAACTTGCCTAATGTCTATAGCATCTTCTAAAAATATTTGACCACCTTGTAAAGCTACTTGAATATTTTGTTCTAGTTGAGCTTTTTCTTCTTCGTCAGGTACTAAATCCAAAAATATACCAAAGTCGTATAGATGCAGGTTATATATATCCTCGAGCGTTCCTACGTTATAAGAACTTATGCTTGACTTTAAAGCATCTTTAGTTAAATCAAACTCTAAGCAATCTCCCACTCTAAGAGCTATGTTCTCGCAAGTTCTAAGAGTTAAGTACAAACTAGCTTGAACAATATGTCTAGTTGCTGTATTTGAATTAGCAATAGCTAACTTTTGTAGCCCAACTAAAGAGTCACTAGAAGGAGTACTTCCATCTCTAGCTTCGTTAAGACCGGTTACATCTCTTATCATTTGTAAATAATACTGATAAGTTTGTATAAGACCTTGTATCTTATTCATGCCACTAGAAGTAGAAAGTTCTTGTATAGGAACTTTACCAGGGTTTTGGCCACCATCTTGAGTCATTGACCTACCTATAATACTACCAGTTTGAAAGTACATGTTTAATGCTTCTTGTGGATTGTAGCTTGTTCCGCTACCTAAATCTATTTCTGCTAAACCGTCCGCATCTAGATATATACCGTCAGGTACTATTCTAGACATTACCTGCTGCAACTTTAAATGAGTTAATTGAATCATGTCAGCAAAACCAGTTATTCTACTAACTAAAGATTCTATTCTACCTTTATACATTTTAGGAGCACATATGTTATAATTCATATTTACTTTAACCAAGTTAGACTCAGGTCTTGTCATATTCCTAGCTAACTCCCATTGTAAAAGATTTTCATGTCCTAGTATTTTAGCTCCAGAGTATAACACTTCAATTGACCTAGAAACTCTATCAAAGTTGTCATTAGGTTGTGGATTAAATGTATCTGGTTTTTCAAGTGCTTTTTCTAAACCGCTAGATGTTTCTTTAATCTTAAACACTTGTTCACTATAAGTCTTATATTCAAAATATAAAACATACACGCTATTATTATCGTCTCTACCGTTCCAGTCAAATATATAATTACTGTTTCCAGGATATTTTTGTATCTTTTCTAACTCTTCAGAAGTTAAATTTGGAAATTCTTGTTTAAGATCTGATAAACTAATTCTTTTAACCTCACCAACATACCATATATCTTCAAAGTTAGGATCTTCAGTGTATGAATAAACTAATCTAGACGGATCAACGTAGTCTACAGTTATGCCTTCAGCTTTGTTAAAGCTTGTTTTAGTACAACCTATACCTAGTATAACTAAATCTTCATTAATTCTTCTTCTGGTTAACTCGTATCTATTTCTATCTAAAGTGTTGTTAATTAACTCTTCTTCAGCTATTTCAACAGATTGCTTGTAATCAAGCTGCATATGAAGTTCTAGCTCCTCTTTGTTTTGAGGTAAGTCTTCAGGATTGTCTGTAGAGTACAGGTTTAAACCTAAAGCTCCTTGTATATTATCTAAATATTCTTTCGTCTCTATATCTCTTAATATTCTATTAGCATACTCAGTTCTTGATTTTATAGATTCAGGATCTTGTGCATAAGCTTTTATTTCATAAAGCTTTTCAGACATGCCATTAACAACAATATCTACAAACTTAGGTATTACAGGAACTGGCTTCCAGTCTAGATTTAAATAAGATAAATCACCATTTATAGCTAATTCGTCTTTATACTTCTGAACAGCTTGCTCACCTCTTGCATAAAGCCTTAAGTTTCTAAAATTATTAAAGTTAGTAGAGTATCTATTACCTAAACCAGTTCTAGTACCACTAAACCACTCACCTTCTATAGCTTTGCCAACTTGCATGCCATAGTCATAGCTTGATTTTACTTCATCAGGAACAACTTGGTCTGGGAAAATACTATTACTATCAGTTACAACCATTTATTTAATTATTTGTGAAAAATTTCCTTTGTTATTATATCTTTTAATACCTAGGTTAATACTTTTTAAAGATCTATCAGCCACTGGTTTGTATAAATTTTTATTACAAGCCATAATAGCTAAACCTGAGCTTATTGAAGCATCGTGCTTTGTTCTATTGTTAATATTGAACTTAGCCCAATCTTCTAATGTCTTTTGATGATACATGTCTCCATAATCATCTTGTTTTAACCCTACATATGTTTCTATATAAGATTCAATAGCAGCAGCATGCGCTTGCTTAATATCTTCGCTTGAATTAGGTATTCCACCTATTTCTTTTTCAGTTGTAGATAGTTTGTTCCATATTTTATCAGGTCGATTCATAGAGAAGCCTCTATAACCTCTTCGTTTTAGATAATATAAAAACCTAGGTTTGTTATTTTCAGCTAGTATAGGCATTCCGTAAAATACACAAGCCATTAACACATCTTCAAAGAATATTTCAGCGGTCTGTGGTCTTGATATATATTCTAAAAAAAAATGATTAGCCGGAACTTCTTCCATACTAAACTTTGTTAATCCATGTAAAGCACCGTTAGATCCTTTACCATCTACTGTACCTGATATATCGTAACTATCTAAACCAAAAGCGCCAATATGTTCATTACCAGGTGATTTAACCCCATTATTAAGTATCACTCGGTTTTGTAGATTTTTAGATGGAATCCAACTTACATTAAATCTACCATTATTATTCGGTACAAAAACAACCGACGTGTCTTTAATTCCGTCCTGCCATTGAAAGCTACCAGTTGTAACTGCTGTTGAATTATTTAATTCTGCGTTATAATCTATTTGCTCGTATATTTTAGTTAGATTAAATAAACTATCTTTAGTTTCATCTCTGAACGCGTGAGCTTCAGTTCTTGGAAACTGTCTGTAATATTCATTTAATCCGTCGGAATCTTGCTTTAGTCCATCGACTTCGTTTTCCCAGTGTTCAATAACTCCGATTGTAATTGACTCACCATCAACTCCTTTGACTGGACTCTTTTGTCTAGTGAAGACAGGAAGTCCAAAAGTATCCATGAATCCTTCGTAGTTCCATTCCATAGGGATGAAAAGAGAGTAGAGGCCAGAAGATGTTTGTCCGTTTCTATTTCTTTTAGTAACGTCTGAATTGTTGTAAAGTTTTTTGAAATTGTCTCCACCTTTATCTAAAGCATTTGAAGTTGAGCCCATCATACATTTACCTACGATTTTAGACCCTAGTCTTAATGTAGTTTTTGTAACTCTCCAGTTATTTAATATGTTATCAGGTCTCTCCCATTTACCACTCTCATCATGAGCTAGTATTTTTAGCTTTTCACCATCATAAGAGTTGTCACCTGTATTTTTCCAGTCAATAGTTGTATCAAGTCCTTCTAATTCTTTAAGTTGCTCATTAGACTCAAGTTTTCTTCTAGTAAGCTTTGATGCTGGTACTCTATAAGCCAATTCAGTTTTAGGTCTGTCCATACCGTCTTGTATTGGTTTAAAGAAGAAAGGGTAATTAACGGATATTGGGACAACTTTATCTGTAAACATTTTTTTGGCATCAGCTCCAGACTTGGATAATATACCGAATCTACAATCTGAAGAAATAGTTGCTTGATTAACAAGTTCCGCTGACGACATGAAAGAGAATCCAGATCGTCTGTTCTTAAGATAACACATTCCGTAACATCTTGTATCTGCTTTACATGCTTCCCAAAATATAAAGAAGAGTCTATTTGATTCTCTATAATCTGGTGCGCCAACGTCAATTTTTGACCATTGGAGGTACATATAATGAGTGCCAGTAATGTAGTTAGCCAAGCCGTTATTATAAAACCAATAACCATTTTCTCGCCTTTTGAATTCTTCGTCGATGTAATCATACCACTTTTCTTTAAATTCAGCTGGATATTCTTC